GAAACACCTTTAAGAGCCTGAGTGTCGATGCGGCGAGGCAAGCCGATCTGGATGCTGCAATCTTTCAGGAACTGTCCCTTTGTGGGAACCGACTTACGCACCCAATCCTCGACTGAAGGAAACACCTTTTCGTAGGTGCGGATTGCAGATGAGATGCCAGCCTCAACCCAAACGTCGAACCGCTTTTCAACGGCCTCTTCTATTGCAGCCATTGTTTTGGCTGCTGATTGCTTGAGCGCAGGATATGCCACGGGGAATTCAGCAGTCAGAAAAGCCCGTCCACCGTCTAGCTCCAATCGAGTGTAGACCTGATTGTTCCTGAACTGGCCAAGCGGCTTGAGCACCTCGTCGTTGTACTCTTTCTGCAAGGGGCCAAACAGCGGCACCTGAGCATCCATTGCAGTGACCTTGCCCTCGCCCTTGGCAGCGGCAATGCGATCACTGATCTTTGCAGTGATTTGTTTAGGCAATGTTTTTTTCATTCCCTGCTTGCTCACGCTCACATCGATAATCAGAAATGAGTCACAAGCCTTTTCGACAATTGCTGAGGTGTCAGCAACAGTCATAGACAAAATTGATGCCATGTCGTTCTCCTTAGTTTTTTTTGGTTTCCTAAGACCCCCGCAGGGGTTTCGGCTGGTGACCAACCAGCCTCATCAGTTAGGCTAAGCGGCAAGTGCCGCTGGCTTGATGGTGACGGCAGTGTCGCCACGGGTGAATGAAACGCAGTCATTTGACTGAAGCCTGCGACTAATGTGGCCAGCCTTTGCTTGCGGGTAAGCTTTCTGCAATCCCTCACGCGACTGGTAAACAATCGCATTGTGAGTATTGCCCTTGATTTCAATTGCAATGTAGACAGTATCCATAATTTAATTTCCTTAGTTTTTTTCCTAGATCATCTTCTGTTGTGTTCAGTGTCGCTAAATTCGCAGGCAATCTTGATGAGGATTCGCTTGACCTCATCGGTTGCAATGCCTTCGCGGTCTGCGATCTCTTCGAGAATTTCGCGCTGCTGTTCAGGCCAAAACCTGCATCCTTCAAAATCAAGTGCTTCTGATAGTGTGATCATGCTTGACCCCCTTAGTCGTTTTTGATTTGTCTGAAATCGTCAGCAGCATCCCTCAAAATCTCCATTGCTGCGGGCATGAGATCGTGCTGCTCCCTGACGATGAACTCTGGCACGGTGCGTTCCCTTGCGGCATTCCTTTGCAGTGATGTAGATAGTGAAACCTTTACGAAGACAATCTCTGTCTCGAACCCGCACCGACGGGCCTCTCTGATCATCGTGAGGTACTTCTCAGCATTGGTGCCGGTGCCATCAAAGATGAATGATTCACCTGCTGCGAGCTTCCCGTAAAACCTACGAGTAGCCTCGACAGATGACCACTCATGGATAAGCTCAGGACAGGCAGGGTCAAAATCAGGATGTTCTTTTTTGATGTCGTCGCTGTCTACAACTGGCAGTGCAGACAAGGCCGGATCGTTTTCTCGAACCCAGCTTTTTCCTGAGCCTGCTGCACCAGCCATTAGAATTAGTGTAGGCATTTTGTTTGGCCTCTTGTTGTTTCGTTTGGTTACTCTTCAGGCATGGCTACCAATGCCATGCGACAACAGGTCACCGTCATCGTGACCCCTCTTGGTGTATCGCTTTCCGCCTCGCCGTCTGTTGACGGGTCTCTGGGTGCGTCGGACTTTTACACCGAAGGATTTGAGACTGAACTCGGGAGGTGTCACCCTCGATCCTGATTCGTTGTGCACCATGTGCCTCAACAGAACGAATATTCGCACAACGTAAATGAGAACACAACACCTAACACGTAAATAATTAAGCTATATGAACTAAACGAGCCAGCACCATAAACATTACAAACAGCAGTGAATTTTTTAGTCAGAAAATTACGTATATAAGCACCAGTATTTAGGTGTTCGTAAGTCATTGTTTTATAAGACATTTGTCTGTGAGGCGTTTTGTTAACGAGTTAATAGCAGTGGAAGGGGGTAATCAAAAACCTCTCAGAACGGCTCAGATTGCGTCTGGTGCAGTTTTTCATAAGTCAAGTTTTTTTTGTTCTGGTGTGCAAGTTTGTAGACGGCTGTCAGGGTCAGGTCTAGAATCCCCGCTGTTAACAAGTAAACAGTAAGCGTCAGAAGGGGTCAGGTCTTGAAAAAACAATTGACGAGTAAGCAGCGACATTTCGCTAGGGCGTGGGCATCCGGCATGTCTCTCAGTGATGCGTACAGGGAAGCTTTTTCTGTCTCAGACTCAACCACTGCTGCAAGTGTCCACACGCTTGCGTCAAGGCTCGCTGGGCAGGTTGAGGTCAGGTCAAGGTATGAACAGCTTTTGAAGGAAAGGGACAGGCAGATAGCAGCCAGTGCGGTCTCACGAAGAGATCGTGTGCTGGACTGGCTAGAAGGTGTCTATCAAGGAACAGAAGACGCAGATGCGGTGCGAGTCCGTGCAGCGGAACTGACGGGCAAGGCCAGTGGCTTGTTTGAAACCAACATTAACGTGACAAGTCAGCAACAAGACAGCAGTGGAATAGCTGCGGAGATCGAAGCCATGCTGTTGGCGGCTACTGCTAACGAGTCAGACACAGAAGATGAAAAGCCTGAGCACTTGCACTAACGACTACGCGAAGGGGCGAAGCTAACAACACAGCAGAGGGGCATTGCTAACGACTCAACAAGGGGGTGGGTCTAACGATTTTTCTGAGGGGAACTGGTCTCGCCTCTCTGCACCCCTACCCCCCTGTACGCAATCGGGCACTCACCACTATATACATAGTAATCCACACGAATAATTACCTAATTTCATAACTCCTCCAAAAAAATGCCAACTAAATCAATGGCTTACCCCTTTTTTTCTCAGAAAAATGCCCCGGAGTCCCATGCCCCTAAAAATTTTCTGAAAAATTTCAGATTTTTTCTTTGATTTACTTGTCAAGAGCAGTAATATGCTATGATTAAGCTATAGCTGACTAAGTAGCCACTTACTAAGTAGCCGATAAGTTAAGTGGCAAACTTCTTTTTTTTGAGGGAAGGGCCATTAATTAATTGGCCACTTAGTAATAGGCCACTTATTAAGTAGCTACTTATGCAATTACCAGAAAAGGTTAACCCTAGCCTTTTAAAGAATATTAAAAACCTACCTCCTCAAGAACAGGAGAAGGTACTTAAGCTCCTCAAAGAATTAAACGAGGCTGAGTCAAAGGAAAAAGCCCGTGACGGGTTCATGCCTTTCATTAAGAAGGTTTGGCCTGCTTTTATTGAAGGCAGGCACCACAAGCTTATGGCTGAAGCCTTTGAGCGTGTCATTAATGGTGATTTAAAGCGTTTAATAATTAATATGCCACCAAGGCACACCAAGTCGGAATTTGCTTCATATCTGCTCCCGGCATGGTTTCTAGGACAGGCACCAGATAAAAAGATTATTCAAACTGCTCACACTGCCGAACTATCCGTTGGTTTTGGCAGAAAGGTTCGTAACCTAGTTGATAGTGATGAGTATAAAGAAATATTTCCCAGCTTATCCCTGAGAGCCGATTCAAAGGCAGCGGGACGCTGGAGTACCAGTCAAGGCGGGGAATACTTCGCTATTGGTGTTGGAGGTGCGGTAACTGGCAAGGGAGCCGACCTGCTGATCATTGATGATCCACACAGTGAACAGGAAGGCCAAAGCGCAGACCCCGCCGTTTTTGACAAGGTATACGAATGGTATACATCAGGCCCAAGGCAGCGTTTACAGCCCGGAGGGGCCATTATTATTGTGATGACCCGTTGGCACAAACGGGATCTGACAGGAAAGATTATTAAAACATCCGTTCAACGAGAAGGAATGGATGAATGGGAACTGATTGAGTTTCCGGCAATTATGCCGTCAGGCAAGGCTTTATGGCCTGAGTTCTGGCGATTAGAAGAACTGGAAGCTTTGAGGAGTGAACTCCCGGCTCCGAAATGGAATGCCCAGTACCAGCAAGACCCCTCATCTGAAGAAGGTGCGCTGGTTAAACGGGAATGGTGGAAGATCTGGGAAGATGAACGACCTCCTCCCTGTGAGTTTATTATCCAGTCTTGGGACACGGCATTCCTGAAAACACAGAGATCTGACTACTCTGCCTGCACAACATGGGGTGTTTTCTACAATCCAGACGATGATGGGGTTACGCAGCCCAATATTATCCTGCTGGATGCCTACAAGGAACGACTGGAGTTCCCTGAATTAAAGAAATGCGCGATGGAGATGTACAAGGACTTTGAGCCTGATGCCTGCATCGTTGAAGCTAAAGCAGCGGGTACGCCTCTTATTTTCGAGTTAAGAGCAATGGGTATCCCGGTTAGCGAGTACACACCCTCAAGAGGCAACGACAAGATCTCAAGGGTAAATGCAGTGTCAGACCTGTTTGCCTCTGGCATTGTCTGGTGTCCCGGTACTCGCTTTGCTGAAGAGGTTATTGAAGAATTTGCCGCTTTCCCTGCTGGGGAGCATGATGATTTAGTTGACTCATCGACACAGGCACTCCTCCGGTTTAGGCAGGGCGGGTTCCTGAGATTAAACTCAGATGAAGAGGATGAGCCTTTTTACGCAAGAAAAGCCGAGTATTATTAGTGCCGTTTCTGCAAAGCAACATACCGTATTTTAAATGCTGGGTGAGAAGAGAATACACCCACAACAACCAGAAGTATCATGGTGAGTTTCTCCATGCGATGGCCGTAGCTGTCACTACCATGCCGAAAAGATGCCTAAGTTTTCAGGTAATCTTTACTGGCGCTGAAACTTACGATGAAGAAGACGAGCAAAACATTCATGGCGGGGCGATGTGGGCAAGGATGCCAATCACCGCGCTGGTAGGCGATACCCCTTTTGAGGAGTGGCCTAAAGAATTACCTGTCTGGGCAGCACAACCTTGGGATTGTATGTCACACACCCATGCGGTCTATCAGATAGAAAGAGCAAGCCCTGCTCCTTGGTTAGCTAAGGTAGACGGGGATTTTTATCCGGCAAAATACTATTTCACGGTAGATTACACCGACAACGAAGTGGCAGATGACCCAGCACAACATAAGCAAAGCCATGTGCTGGAGTTATTGGATGCTGGAGAATACACGGGCAATATCGTTGCTTTACCCAACAACAGGGTCAGAGTGACTCACCCCGCATGGTTTGAGACAGGGGTAGGCGCTCCAGACTTCAGGCCAAACCAACGAACCTACAACTCGAAAGATGATGTAGAGTACATTCACGATACAAAACGGGTTTTCGATAATCTGTACAGTGAGGACTAAAAAATGAAACCAAAAGGTTATATGGGTGGCGGCAAAACTAAAGGTTCCATGCGTGGTGGTAAAAAACCTAAAGGCATGAATACTGGTGGCAAACTTAAAATGGTTAAGAATGCTCAGGGCAAAGATGTGCCTTTTTTTGCTGCTGATGGTGTAGGCAAAATGAGTTCTGGCCGCAAGGTTCCCGGCACTAAAGGTTTTTTTAAAGGCGGGAAGACCAAGGGTATGGCTGCGGGTGGCAAGAAGCCCAAGGGAATGTCTAAAGGTGGAAAAGCTGGCGGCAAAACAATGGCCCGTGGTTCTGGCGCTGCACGACCCCAAGTATTCAGAAAGGATGGCTAAATGGCTATTGACCGCCCTCTAAACACTCCAACCCCTGTCGGTCAGGACATGGGTGCCGTGGAGATAGAAATAGAGAATCCAGATTCCGTTTCTTTAGAGACAGAGGACGGCGGGATCATTATTGATTTTGATCCCAGTGCAACTGAAATGTTTGGCATTGATCATAATGCCAACCTTGCAGAGTACATTGATGAGCGAGATCTTTATGAGCTTGCTTCTGAGCTTGTTGGTCAGTTTAAAACTGACAAGGAAAGCAGAGCCGACTGGGAGCGTTCCTATATTGATGGCCTAGAATTACTGGGCCTCAAGCACGAAGACAGAACTACCCCTTGGGATGGGGCATGTGGCGTGTTCCATCCTCTTTTAACTGAGGCGGTTATTCGGTTCCAGTCTCAATCTATACAAGAGCTTTTCCCTGCCAGCGGCCCAGTCAGAACTAATATTGTTGGTGCCATTGATGCTGAAAAAGAAAAGCAGGCCCACAGGGTTCAGAATTATTTGAATTATCTCGTTACCGAGAAAATGACTGAATACCGTACCGAAACGGAGAGGATGTTATTTTCGCTACCTTTGGCTGGCTCTGCGTTTAGGAAGGTTTACTTCGACCCGACAATGGGCAGGCCGTGCAGCATGTTTGTTCCGGCTGAAGACTTCGTTGTCAGCTATGGTGCTTCTGAACTAGCGACCTGTGAACGTGCTACGCATGTGATGAAGAAGAGCGCGAATGATATTCGCAAGCTTCAGGTCTCTGGATTTTACTCCGATGTTGATCTTGGCGCTGCTGCCTCTGACCCAGACAGGGTAAAAGAAAAGTATAACGAGCTAACAGGCGACAGTGGCAGCTACGAATCCGACTCTAGGCACACATTGCTGGAGATGATGGTTGATCTAGACCTTCCCGGCTTTGAAGATACCCAGAAAGGTGAGCCGACAGGCATTAGTTTGCCCTATGTGGTTACCATCGACCTGTCATCCAGAGTCATTTTGTCTATTCGGCGCAACTGGTACGAGGATGACGAGCTAAAAACCAAGCGTGAACACTTCATTCACTACCAGTACATACCCGGATTAGGCTTTTATGGCTTTGGTTTGATCCACATGATCGGTGGATTAGCTAAATCAGCGACTTCATTGCTTCGACAACTGGTAGATGCAGGCACTTTGTCCAATCTTCCGGGTGGTTTGAAGGCCAGAGGGCTACGAATCAAGGGTGATGACACGCCAATCATGCCCGGAGAGTTCCGAGATGTGGATGTTCCGGGTGGATCAATCAAAGAAAACATCAGTTTCCTGCCTTATAAAGAGCCAAGCAATGTTTTGTACCAGCTTTTGGCGAATATTGTTGAGGAAGGACGCAGATTTGCCTCTGCTGCCGACGTAAAAGCCGCAGACATGAACGCTGAAGCGCCAGTTGGCACCACTTTGGCGATTTTAGAGCGGTCAATGAAGGTAATGAGCGCCGTTCAGGCCCGATTACACGCCTCAATGCGTACAGAATTGAAATTATTGTCGAATTTAGTGCGGGATTTTGGCCCAGAAGCCTATCCCTACGCTATGGACAGTGAAATTCCGGTATCAGAGGACTTTGATGACCGTGTAGACATTATTCCGGTCAGTGATCCCAATGCTGGCACGATGGCGCAGCGAATTATGCAGTATCAGGCGGCATTACAACTGTCATCTCAGGCTCCGCAGATGTATGACTTGCCGTTATTGCACCGTCAGATGCTGGAAGTCCTGAATATTCGAGATGCAGACAAGATTGTACCGACAGACGATGATATACCGCCAACAGATCCTGTTTCGGAAAACATGAACATAGTAACAGGAGACCCTGTAAAGGCATTTATCTATCAGGATCACGAAGCCCACATACAGGTTCACATGTCGGCTATGCAAGACCCAAAGATGCTGGAGCTTTTGTCAAAAGCGCCAGATGCAGGAAAGATTCAGGGTGTTTTCTTCGCTCATGTACAGGAACACGTTGCCTTCCAGTACCGTCAGAGCATCGAAAAAGAGCTTGGCCTCAAGCTGCCCATACCGGGAGAGGCATTGCCAGAAGATATCGAGTTCAGAATATCAGAACTTGCTGCTCCTGCTGCGGCCCAGTTGTTGGGCAAGAATCAGCAAGAAGCCCAGATGAAGCAGAACGAGCAGATGATGCAAGATCCTGTAGTTCAAATGCAGCAACGCGAATTGCAGCTTAAAGAAATGGAAGCTCAAGGCAAGATGATGATGGATCAGGCTAGAATGCAGCTTGAAGCTCAGAAGGCTATGAATAAAGCAGTCTTGGATCAAGAGAGGCTTGATCAGGAAAGAGACCTTAAAGAAGCAGAGCTTGCAATCAGGGTTGCAGAAGACAATGACCGTGATCAGCTAGAAAGCAAGCGCATTGCCTCTAAAGAACAGGTTGAAGGCGCGAAGCTTGGCGTTGAAATTATGAAGGAAATATTTGATGAGTAGCATGTCTGAAAACAATGTTTTCGACCATTTGCGTAAGACTTTGCGAACTCAGATGAACGAAATAGCTGACCATGTTAGTGGTGGGGGTTGTAAAACATACGAAGAATACGCAAAATGCTGCGGTATTATTGAAGGGTTAGCAGTAGCAGAGAGAGAAATACTAGACCTGAAAACAAAATACGAAGAAACATAACGCTGCATCAGGCAGTGCAAGTGACTCTGGACACTTTTTTCCAGTGCTGAAGGAAGACTAATGGAAGCATTAGCAAAAGAAACCGAGACTGAAGAGTCTCGCAAGGCAAATCAGTTGCCTGACCCGAAAGGGTATAAAATACTGATTGCTCTACCAGACCCCGATAAGGAGTTTGATGGCGGCATTCTTAAATCTAACAAGACTCTTTACGAAGAAGAAATTGGTTCTATTGTGGGGATGGTCATAAAACTTGGCCCAGACTCTTATAACGATAAGAATCGGTTTCCATCTGGCCCTTCCTGCAAAGAAGGCGACTGGATCATAATGCGCTCATACAGCGGCACTAGGTTCAAAATCCACGGGAAAGAGTTCAGGCTAATCAACGATGACAGCGTAGAAGCTGTTGTTGAAGATCCAAGGGGGATTGTTAGAGCATGAGTGAGCAAGAGCAAATGTCCGATGAGGACAAGTTCTTTGGTGTACGCACCAAGATAGGCGGTCAGCAGGAAGAACCAATTGAGGAAGTGGAAGAGGAGTCTGTACAGGACGACTTGGAGGCAGAAACAGGAGAACTGACTGACGACGAACTATCTGGGTACAGCAAAAGAGTTCAGAAGCGAATTAACAAGCTTAAATACGATTCTCACGAAGAGAGGCGTAAATCGCAAGCTATGGCTGCGGAGCGTGATGAAGCTTATCGTGTTGCCCAGCAAGTAGTTCAGAAGAACAGGGAGTATGAATCCCTGATAGGCCGTGGCGAAAAGGCGTTAATTGATCAAATCAAAGAACGTAGCGAAATGGCTGTGCAACAGGCTAAAGAGCAATACCGTAAAGCTTACGAAGAGGGTGACACAGATAATGTAGTTGCTGCTCAAGAGGCTTTAACGAGAGCAACAGCAGAGTTAACTGAAGCTGATCGTTATGCTCAGAGTTTGGCACAACAACCGCAGGCAGAGCAGAACTGGGGGCAACCGCAACCATTTCCTCAACCTGCACCGCAGCCTCAGTACCAGCAGCCTGCACCGCAGCCTGTGCAACAAGCAGCACCACAACCTGATCCCGAGACTCAGGAGTGGGCTAGTAATAATCCTTGGTTTATGGCTGACGGCCATGAGGCTATGACCTCTTTGGCTTACGGCAAACATGCGGAGTTAGTTAAGAAAGGGGTAGCGCCTAACAGCCCCGAATACTTCCGGCAGATAGACCAAACAGTTAGGCAAGCATTTCCAGATTATGAGTGGGGGGATGGCGTAGAGCCAGAAGTCCGTTCTTCACCCTCAACTCAGCCCTCGACGGTGGTGGCCCCGACGACTAGAAACAACGGAGCCAAACCGCGCACAGTGAAGCTGACGGCGACTCAACGCTCTCTCGCTAAGAGGTTGGGTTTAACAGATGAGCAATATGCCAAATATGTTTAATTGGAGTAACCAATGACTGAAAAGCGCACCCCCCGAGATGGGGAACAAAGAGATAGTGATGTTCGACCAAGTGATTCTTGGATTCCTGCTTCCGTTATACCCGACCCCGAGCCACAAGATGGCTGGGTTTTTCGTTGGGTCAGAACAAGTATCTTAGGTCAAACAGATGCAACTCACACATCCAGAATGTTCAGAGAAGGTTGGGAGCCTGTAAGGGCTGAAGACCATCCAGAGCTTATGCTGGAATCAGATGTGGGTTCTAAGTACAAGGGAAACATCGAAGTTGGTGGCTTGCTGTTATGCAAAGCGCCAGAAGGCAAGATGAAAGCCAGATCTGAACATTTTCAGAATATGGCTGATAATCAGATGCAATCCGTTGACAACAACTATCTCAGGGAAAACGACCCTCGTATGCCTCTCTTGGAACCTGAGAGAAGCACGAGGACTACTTTCGGTAGAAGCTAACCCTTGGGTGGGGGTGGCTTCTTTACATAGGAGGTCATATTTATGGCTACTTCTGCTACCCCAAATGGTGCGGAACCCGTCAATACTTTGAGTGCAAGTGGCTCTTACACTGGTAAGGTCAGGCATATCAAGATTGCGAGTGGTTACGGCACTGCTATCTTTTACGGTGATTTCGTTAAGCTAGTCGCGGCTGGCACACTTGAAAAAGCCGCAGTAACAACTTCTGTTGTTGCTGGTACAGTTGGTATCTTTGTTGGATGTTCCTACACTGATCCATCTACAAATCAAATGACATTCAACCAACAGTTCCCTGCCTCTACGGCAGCGTCGGACATTATGGCGTATGTTGTTGACGATCCTAAGTTAGTGTTCAAAATGCAGGCTGACGAAGCTATTGCCCAGACTGGTCTTGGTAATAACATCTCTGCGGTTAACACAGCAGGATCAACTTCAATCGGACGTAGCAAGAACGCTCTTGATGGCGGCTCTGTTGCTACGACAAATACACTTCCATTGCGTGTTCTTGAGTTTGTGGAAGGCCCAACCAGCACGGTAGGCGATGCCTTTACCGACTGTCTTGTGACCTATCTGCCTTTAAGTCATGCGTATGAAACCAAGTTAGGAGTGTAATTAAATGGCTATTTCAAGAGCGCAAATGCTTAAAGAACTCCTGCCGGGGCTTAATGCTCTGTTCGGTTTGGAGTATGAAAAGTACGAAGATGAGCATACTCTCATTTATGAGACTGAAAGCTCTGACCGTTCTTTTGAAGAGGAAGTAAAGCTTTCTGGCTTTGCTGCCGCACCTGTGAAAAATGAAGGTTCTGCAATCTCTTATGATTCAGCGCAAGAGTCTTTCACAGCCCGATACAACCATGAAACGATTGCTATGGGCTTTGCAATCACCGAGGAAGCAATGGAAGATAATCTTTACGATTCTCTTTCTGCACGGTATACAAAGGCTCTGGCACGGGCAATGGCTTACACCAAGCAGGTTAAGGCTGTTAATCCGCTGAACAATGGTTTCACCAACTCCTTCCAATCAGGTGATGGTGTTAACTTGTTCACAGCAAGCGGTGACGGCGTAACTGGCGGTGACGGTCACCCACTTGTTTCAGGCGGCAAAAACAGCAACCGTCCTTCAACGGCGGCTGACCTCAACGAAACATCTTTGGAAAACGCAATTATCGACATTGCTGCTTTCACTGATGAAAGAGGTTTGTTGATCGCTGCTAGGCCACGGCGTTTGATTGTTCCCCCCGCTCTGATGTTTACAGCAGATCGTCTGCTCGAAACAACTCAGCGTGTTGGAACAGCAGATAATGACATCAACGCTATCCGTAACATGGGAGCAATCCCTGAAGGATATGCGGTTAATCACTATCTGACTGACACAAATGCCTTCTATATCATTACTGATATACCTAACGGCATGAAGCATTTCGAGCGTACTACGCTTGAAACTTCAATGGACGGTGATTTCGATACAGGTAACGTGCGCTACAAGGCGCGAGAGCGTTACAGCTTCGGCGTATCCGACCCTCTGGGAATCTACGGATCTCCCGGTTCAAGCTAAACAACTGGGGGCCGTTTGGCCCCCTTTTGTTTTTATCCTGACTGATGTTCCATGTGGAACATTAGACACTAGCCAAGACAGGAGAACCCAATGGCTAATACTACCTTTACTGGGGCAGTACGCTCCGAAAGTACTTTCAAGACTGTTAGCAAGAACAGCACCACTGGCGCTATTACTGAAGTCGCCACGCTTGGTGATGGGCCTGTTAGTCTTGCTGATTCAGATGTAACGCTGACTAATGCGACTCATAGCGGAAGAATTCTACTTGTTCCAGACGGCGGTCAAGACAATACCTACACGTTGCCAGCACCAATAGCTGGTTCTATGTTTAGGTTTGTTTACGCTGGTGGAGCAGCGGATGCTACTGACGCAATCATTGTAACTCCCGGTAACTCTAACTTTTACATTGGCGGTGTCACATTCCTTGACACTGACAACGAGGTTAGTGCGGTTTTCTCCAATGGTAGCTCAAACAGCAGCATTCAGATAAATGTACCTGCTGGTTTTGATGTGACAATTATGGGTTTGAATACCACTAATTATCAGATCTTTGGCACTGTAACGGGTGCAACTGCGCCTTCATTTGCTGACCAGTAAGACTGGCTACATGTGGCTGGTTTCGGCCAGCCATAACTAAACATGAAAGCGAGGTGTACAAATGGCTGATGCAGTAGCCACACAGACAATTCAGGATGGCGCTAAGACTGCTATATTCCGGTTTACTAACGTAAGTGACGGTACTGGCGAAAGCGCCGTAGCCAAGATAGATGTTTCTGCTTTATCTAGCGACCCAATGACAGGTGCTGCTTGCACTGGTTGTACGATACAGAAAATTTATTACTCGACTATTGGCATGGGCGTTAAGATATTTTTTGACGCATCGTCAAATGTGCTTGCTTGGCAGCTTAATGCTGACTGGGCAGACACGCTAGACTTTACTGACTTTACTGGCATTCCAAACAATGCCGGTTCAGGCAAGACAGGTGATGTTTTGTTTACAACAGTAGGCCACTCTAGTGGTGATGTGTACAACATAGTCATGCAGGTATCAAAGAGTTACGGATAATGGCAGCAAAAAAGAAAGCTAAGGCCAAGCCAAAGGCTAAGTCTAAAGTTAATCAGGCGGGTAACTATACTAAGCCTACTTTAAGAAAGCGTCTTTTTAATCAGATCAAGGCTGGCGGTAAGGGCGGTAAGCCCGGACAGTGGTCAGCTAGAAAAGCTCAAATGCTTGCGAAGAAGTACAAAGCCGCAGGCGGTGGGTACAGGGACTAATGGCCTTAAAGAAATCTCAGAAAAGTCTGAAGAAATGGACTAAGCAAAAATGGCGAACCAAATCAGGCAAGCCGTCTACGCAAGGCTCAAAAGCTACAGGTGAGAGGTATCTCCCGGCCAAGGCCATTAAGTCCTTGTCTAAAGAAGAGTATGCGGCTACAACCCGAAAGAAAAGAAAAGATACTAAAAAGGGTAAGCAACATTCTGCTCAACCCAAAAAGGTAGCAAAGAAGACAGCGAGGCACCGTAAATGAGTTTGACTGATGCCGAAAAGAATAGGCTTAAAAAGGTTGGCCTGACTGGCCTCAACAAGCCTAAAAGAACTCCAAGCCACCCCAAAAAGAAAGGGGTTGTTGCTGTTAGAGACAAAGGCAAAGTAAAAATCATTCGGTTTGGCGACCAGAAAATGGGCCACAACTATTCAGCAGAAGCCCGCAAATCTTTCAAGGCAAGACATGCCAAGAATATAAAGAAAGGAAAAACTTCTGCTGCTTACTGGGCAAACAAAGTTTTTTGGGCAGGCAAGGGCGGCAGCAAAAAAAGTCCTCCTAAGTCTCAAAAACAAAAGTTTGGTAAAAAGTAATGGCAATTAGTCGAGCGCAAATGGGGAAAGAAATAAAAACTTCTCCAGCAAAAAAGCGTAAAAAGCGAAAGAAGAGGAAAAAGTAGATGGCTACAAGCGGTACATATACATTTAACCTCGACCTTGCTGATGCTATGGAAGAAGCTTTTGAAAGGGCTGGACGAGAGTTAAGAAGCGGTTACGATTACAGGACGGCTAGAAGAAGCCTTAACTTGTTAATGCTTGAATGGCAGAATCGTGGTCTTAATCTGTGGACTGTTAGGAATACTACTCAGGCGTTAACAGCAGGAACAACTTCTTATGATCTTTCCTCTGATGTTCTTGATATTGTGGAAGCGTATATCAGAACTGATGCGGGGGATGTGAACAAACAATTTGACCAGTCAATGACAAGAGTATCTGTTAGCGACTATTCCCAGCTTTCTAATAAACTGACACAAAGCAAGCCTCTGCAATATTACGTTGAGAGGAAGCCGACAGGGATTACGATTCATGTTTGGCCTTCGCCTGACGATCAGGCAACGTATACCTTTGGTTATTACTTCATGCAAAGGATTGAGGACACTGGCTCTCCTGCATCTAATAATATGGATGTACCCGCTAGATTCTTGCCTTGCTTGGTTTCCGGTCTTGCCTACCAGATTAGCATGAAGTACCCAGATGCAACTCCCAGATCTCAGATATTAAAATCTGATTATGAGGAGCAGTTCATGCTTGCAGCGGATAGCGATAGAGGCAAAGCTTCATTGTTCATCTCTCCGGGCGGGTATCAGTTTTGAGTAGGTTTGCCAGCGGTAAGCATTCTTTTGGTTATTGCGATAAGACTGGGTTCAGATACCCAACCAAAGACTTGGTGCCTGAAATAGTTAACCAAAGACCTACAGGTTTCCTAGTGGGCAAGGATGTAGTTGACCCGGATCAGCCTCAGTTGCAGTTGGGCAAGGTTAAGGTTGATGACCCAAGAGCCTTGAGGAATCCACGGCCAGATCGTGCTATGGATGAAAGTAGAGAGCTTTTTGCTTTTGATCCTGTAGGTGGAGGCGTTACAGAGCTTGGGAGCAGAACTGTAGGATTAGACATAGAAGCTCAGTCTGGAACCGTTACGGTAACAACGAGCTAGAGGAGAATCATGGCAAAGTTAGAAGTTTTTCAAAACGGAAATTTTTCTTCCGGTGAACCCGTTTACCAGATTGGCACTAAGCTAAAAGATGGTGAGTACGGCGAATACGGTGAATATGACATTGTTGTTTTTGATGCAATGACTAAAGCAGAAGCAGAGAAGAGGCTTGCTGAAATGCAGCCAGCCAAGAAAGCTGCGGTAAAAGCAACGCCAAAGAAAAAGGCAGCAGCTAAAAAAGTTGTGCCTGTTCCAACAAAGGCAGAGCTTCAAGCCATGACGAAGGGCGATTTAGAGATTGCCATGAGAAAACATGGGCTGGAACTAGATAGAAGAAAAACTAAAGATTCGTTGGTTAAAGAGTCTTTGTTATTCTTGAAGGGTAAATAATATGGCGTGGACATTTACAACGCTTAAAAATGCGCTTCAAGATTATCTTGAAACAACAGAAACAACCTTTGTTGATAATCTGCCAACGATTATTACTCAAGCAGAAGACAGAATATTAAAATCTGTTCAGCTTCCAGACTTTAGAAAAAACTCAACTGGTGTAACAACTAGTTCAAATAAATATTTGAAATGTCCTTCTGATTTTTTAGCACCTTATTCTTTATCGGTTGATAACAGTGGTTATGAGTTTTTGTTGTTTAAAGACGTAAACTTTATTAGAGAAGCTTATCCTAGTTCATCTGTAACCGGGGTTCCAAAGTATTATGGTTTGTTTGATGCCGACACATTTATTTTGGCTCCTACACCGAATGCAAATTTTAATGCAGAGCTTCATTATTTTTACAAGCCAACATCAATTACTACATCTTCTTCTGGTACTAGCTGGCTTGGCGATAACGCAGAAAGCACTTTGCTTTACGGTTGTTTAGTAGAAGCTTATACCTTTTTAAAAGGTGAGCCTGATTTAATGCAAGTCTATGCGGCAAGATATGACGCTGCTCTTGAAAATCTTAAATCATTAGGTGAAGGCTATGATACGACTGACAGCTATAGGTCTGGTTCAGTTAGACAGGTGAGGATGTAATGAATCTTGAGTTTTCCAAGGCTGATGCGGGTTCTGTTTCTGTTATGACTACAAGTAATGGAGGCTTTTCTGTTGATCATTGGGCCGAAAGAGCAACAAATACTATCGTCAGTGTAGGCTCACAAAGCCACCCTGCGATTGCAGAACAGGCAAATGCATTTAAAGAAGATGTGTTTCGCGTCATTAAGTATTACATGGAAGAGTCAATTAAAAGCGACAAGACAACGACTATCGCTGAACTTGAAAACGCTGGCTACTCTGACATGGCAGAAATTTTGAGGAAAATCTAATGGCAATTACTCAGGCTGTTTGCACTAGTTTTAAACAGGAACTGTTGCAGGGCGTACACAATTTTACAAGCGGCTCTGGCGGCGGGACAACTACATCTACCGGAAGCGGAAATACATTTAAGCTTGCCTTATATACCAGCAGTGCTTCTTTAGATGCTGCCACTACTGCTTACACTACCAGTAACGAAGTATCTGGAACCGGGTACACAGCGGGTGGAGCAGCGTTAACAAATGTAACGCCTACGACATCTAGCACTACGGCATTGACTGATTTTGCTGATTTGACGTTTTCAAGCTCCACAATTACTGCAAGAGGGGCTTTGATATACAACTCCAGCACAACAGCAGGTTCTGCTAACAGGGCGGTTCTTGTTCTTAATTTTGGAGCAGACAAGGCTAGTAGCAGTGGAGATTTTACAATTACCTTTCCCACCGCAGACGCAAGTAGCGCGATTATTCGGATTGCTTAATGGCTGACGCTAAAGTTGTTTTTGAGGGTTGGGATAGTTCAACCCAAGGCTGGGGCTTAGGAGGATGGGGCCAAGATGTTGATATTGCCAGCGCCACATCAAGCGTAGGCACTGTAACTGTTGGTGCCGTTACCCTTGTAAATGTAACTGGGTTACAGGTTGATGCAACTGCTGGTAATACTACTGAGTCGGCTGGTGGAGGTATATCTGTAGGGGTTACAGGGACATCGGTTACTGCAAGTACTAGCGGAGCTTCAATATGGAGTGCGGTAATCACTTCACAAACACCAAGCTGGTCAGAAATTAGCACCTCACAAACACCAAATTGGACAGAGATAGCAGCATAAAGGAGTAATTTATGGCGACTTATGTCAATAACTTACGTTTAAAAGAAATCACTACTGGTGATGAATCAGGAACGTGGGGAACCAGCACAAACACCAACCTTGAGTTGATTGGCGAAGCATTAGGTTATGGCACTGAAGCTATTACAACCAATGCAGACACTCACGCATCAACTGTTGCAGACGGATCAACCGACCAAGCAAGGGCAATGTATCTAAAGTATACGGGTACCCTTGATTCTACCTGTACTATCACAATTGGCCCAAACACTATGAAGCGTTTTCAGATTATTGAAAATGCTACAAGCGGTAGCCAATCCATAATTATCAGCCAAGGCAGTGGCGCAAACGTAACTATTGCTGCGGGTGGAGTAAAAGCCGTTTACTTGGATGGCGCGGGAAGTGGCGCGGCGGTTGTTGATGCGTTTGTTGATCTTGATGTCGGAGGCACGTTTACGGTGGGAACAGCGGCTAACGGTGTTTCAATCACAAATGGTGCGATTGACCTTAAAAACTCTGGCGCACAATCCTACGTAAGGTTTTATTGTGAATCTTCTAATGCTCACTATGCTGAAGTAAAAGCTCCAGCACATAGTGCGTTTAGCGGCAATGTTACGTTGACACTGCCAGTGACAACAAGCAATTTAGTTGGCGACAGTGCGACACAGACCTTAACTAACAAAACAATCAATGCGTCTAATAACACACTGTCTAATATACCCATGTCAGCTACATCCTTTTCGGCTGGCACAGGGGTTACTCTTAGCACTAACACGTTAAACGTAGATGCGGCACAGACAGGCATTACCTCGTTGCTTGCTACCGATATTAAAATCGGTGAGGACGACGAAACTAAGATTGATTTTGAAGATGCCAACGAAATTAATTTTTATGCCGACAACGAAAAGAAAATGGAGCTTACCTCAAGTGGGTTAGCGTTAATCGGCACAACGCCTAGCCTAACCATTGGTGATGCTGGTGCAGAAGACACTAAGCTCGTTTTTGACGGCAATGCCCAAGATTTTTATATCGGTCTAGACGACAGTGCTGACGACCTACTTATCGGCTTGGGATCGACAGTAGGCACTACGCCAGCGATTCATATTGACGAAAACCAAGTAGTAACTTTTGATGCGGGTACTTCAGGAGAATACACGGCAGTTACTTCAAGCTCCGCAGCAGTGTCTTTAA